GTGGACCAACCCATCTTCCAACGGAGTAAATAATATGAAAAGCGTTGCAATTGTAGCATTAGGTAATAGTTTTCACGAATATATTTTAGCAAAAATTAGGAGTGAAAAGTTTGATGAAGTTTGGGCAATCAACAGTATGTCCTCAGTTATTTATCATGATAAATGTTTTATGATGGATCCTCCATCAAGATTTCTTGATACGCCTAATGCTGGTAAACAAACAAACTCAATGGCAGATAGATTAAAAGCTAAACTTGGAATACCTATTTTTTCTTGTTGTTTAGATGAAAGATGTCCAGATGTTGTTGAGTTTCCATTGCATGAAGTTATACACAAAACTGGTTATGCTTATTTGAATAATACAGTAGCATACGCTTTTGCATATGCCATAGCACAAGGAGTATCAGATATGCACATATATGGTGTAGATTTTACTCACAAAGATGTAGCCTTCGCAGAGGCAGGTAGAGCTTGTTGCGAGTTTTGGTTAGCTATTGCAGCTTCAAAAGATATCAAACTACATATTGCACATAGTTCTTCTTTGCTTGATATGAATATACCAGATGATCAAAAACTGTATGGCTATCACAGACTAGAGGATCCTCTCGTATCAACTGCTACAAATGGTAGCATGTTAATTACTAAAAAATCTAAACTTGAACCACCAGAGCCTTTAGATTCAAAGCCTAATTTAATAGGAAGAGAAGACATACCTGGTCTATCTTATGAAGAAAAGTAAAATAACGATAGTTGGTGGAGGGACTGCTGGATTAGTTTCTGCTTTGATACTCAAAACAAGATTTCCCTATCGTGAAGTAGATATAATTAAATCAAAAGAAATAGGCATCATTGGAGTGGGAGAGGGATCTACTGAACATTGGAAAAGCTTCATGCAATATTGCAATATAAATCCTATAGATTTAATTAAAACTCGGTGTGATGTTTGAAGACTGGACACCTAAACCTTATTTTCACAATATTACCGAATATCACATGGAAACTTTTTCTCAATATTTATGTGTATATGGTAGTAATTTATTAAGAAATCAAATAGCAACAACAGACCCTTTACATATAAAAAATGAATTGCACCTTGAGGACGTAAACGTAGAATATCCTTCTCAGTTTCATTTTAATACTTTTAAATTAAATAAATTTTTATTAAAAAAATGTGAGCAGTATGACATCAATATTATTGAAGATGAGATATTAGATGTAGAAATTACAAACAACAATATATCAAAGCTTGTTGGAGAAAAAACAATACATACTTCAGATTTCTATATTGATAGCACTGGATTCAAACGTCTATTAATATCTAAGTTAGGTGCTAAATGGGAGTCTTATAACAAATATTTAAAATTAAATGAAGCCATCGCTTTTCAAACTGAAGATACAGACAACTATAATGTTTATACTTTAGCAAAAGCCATGAAGTATGGATGGTTTTGGAGAATACCTGTTTATGGAAGATGGGGAAATGGTTATATATTTGATAACAATTATATTAATAAAGATGAAGCAAAACAAGAACTAGAAAGAAGGTTACCCAAAGAAATAGAAATAGCTAGACATATAAAATTTGATCCTGGTAAAGTAGATAAGACTTGGATTGGTAATTGTTGTGCCATAGGTTTAAGTGCAAACTTTATTGAACCTTTAGAGGCTACTTCAATAGGAACCAGCATAAACCAAAGTTTTTTATTAGCTCACTATTTACATAATTATTCAGAGTTAGATATACAAGACTACAATAAAAAAGTTAATTACATTATGGAGAACATTAGAGATTTTGTTTGTCTTCACTATATGGTAAAAAGAGAAGACACAGAGTTTTGGAAAGATGTAAAAAAAATTGATATACCTTTATCTTTACAAAATAATTTATTGAAGTGGCAAAGAAGATTACCTATAAGAGAGGACTTTGAACAGACACAATATCTTTTGTTTTGGGCCCCTAACTTTACAAGCGTGTTGCATGGCATAGGTTTTTGGGAGAATAATAAATTAAGCGTTATTGAGGAATATAATAGTTACAATGCAAATTGGTCAGAAAAAATAAGAGTTGCAGAGCATAAAAGAAATAATATATTTAATAATAATAAAAAGATAAAACATAAAGATTATTTAACTTATATAAGAGGACAACATGAATTATAAAGATCATATTTTAGTTATACCAGAATTTGTTCCTAATGAATTTTGCGATGATGTTGTGGAAATAATGGAACAAAGTGATTTAACAAATGCAAAAGTTGATAGAGTTTTACAAAGAACAGATATTCAGTTTAGAGGGTTTGGTATGTTGGCTGAGTATGCTCAAAAAGAAAATAAAGAAGAAGTATTTAAAATGATGTTTTATTTTCAACAAGAATTACAAAAAGGTCTTGATACTTATGCTGAGTGTAATCAATATATTAAAGAAACTTTTAAAAGAGGCACTTGGTTTTTTGACTCTTTTAAATGGCAAAAAACTCCAATAGGAGGAGGTTATCATGTTTGGCATAATGAAAATTCAATTATTTGGCAAAGACAATTAGTGTGGAATTTGTATCTAAATGATATTGAAGAGGGTGGAGAGACAGAATTTTTAGATCAAAACAGAAGGATAAAAGCACAAAAAGGTACAATGGTAATCTTTCCTGCAGCTTGGACTCATGTTCATAGAGGCAATCCTCCTTTGAATAAAGATAAATATATAGGCACAGGTTGGTATACCTATCACATATCTGAAAAAGAGTGGGACTTTGCAAAGTCAAGTATGGCTAACGCTTAATGTTTTTTCATAGAACACCAACAGTAGTTTTGGATTGTTTTACTCCTTATAATTCTGTTCTTGATCATTTTCCAATTAAGTTAAGTAAAGAAATTAAGCCATCCTTTTTTAAAAAAGTGCCAACACAAACATTAGAATCAAGTGCTGTTCATCCTAGACATTGTCCAGGAATGCACGATCTTATAAACAGAGGAGTAGTATTACCCACTTGGGTTGAGATTTTTTTTACAGTTACAGTTGAAAACAATAATGTAAATGTGGATATACAAGAAAGATCTGGACAAACTCCAATTTCACCAATGAATTTTGCATTGAACGGAGATGATCCATACTTCAACAAAGTTGATTATGTTTTTGAAAAAATATGTCCACCTTGGAAAATTAAAGCAAACAGTAAAGTTAATTTTCTACAAACAAACACATTGCATTATCATATGAATGTAGATTTTATTGTTGTTAGTGGTGTACTAGACTTTTACTATCAACACAGTACAAGTGTAATACAAGCAATAAACAAATCGAAGAGTAATAAATTTAGTATTACTCCTGGTGAACCAATCTGTCAGTTTGTTCCTTTAGAAAAAGTAAACATAAAAATAAAAAATCATTATATTTCTTCTGAGGAATACGATAAGATGGATCGACAAATAACTTTTGTTAACAATTTTGTTCAACTAAAAAACTGGAGCTTAAAAAAATGATTACTCCTATATTTTCCCCTTGGTTTGCTCATGGTGAAATACAAGACATGGAAAAAATAAATAAACAAATTTATAAAAAAATAGAAGACAACCTTAATACGGCACAGTTAGCAGAACTTTATTGGAATTGTAATGTGTGGACTACTCACGGATCAGTTGAAAACAACCGCCTATTTAAAAAAGAAATCGACTTATGTGCAGCTAAAGTTATACAACCTATTGTTGATGTAGCAGATAAACTAGGTCACAGATTTACAAAATTAAAATTAGATAGTTGGTTTAACGCTTACAAGGATTTTCAGTGGCAAGAGTTTCATCATCATCTTCCTTCAATGTTAAGTGGAATATATTTTATTTCTTATGACCCAGGTACTCACGGAAGATTAACTTTTAAAAATCCTTTAGGAGACTGGAGGATTTCACAAACAGCGAAAATGAATTATTTACCAAATAATCCAGCAAATCCCAAAGACACACTATTGACAGAAGATTTCGTACCAGGTGTTAAAGAGGGAGATTTAATTGTTTTTCCATCTGGATTAAGACACGCAGTTAAAATACCAAATAAAAAACCTAAGAAACTTAGAATAACTTTTTCTTTTAATGTAACCTATGAGGAGTAATCATGTTTAATGTAGGAGTATCACAAGCTGGAAAAGTAAATGTAATGACTTCAGAAAAAGGTGGACTAACAAACGAACAAATAGCAGATTTAGCTGTTGATAAAATTGTTAGTATTTCAGATGAAGCACCAGCACATATAAGACAACAAGCAAATCAATTTAGAGAGCATCTCAAAAAAGTTCTATATCACTATCTACTCTTGGCAAGAAACGAAGAGCGTGGTAGTATTATTCAAGTCCTGCGATCAAGTGGTCAAAAGGAAATGGCTGAATATATAAGGAGACTCTAATATGGCTATAGCACAAGCAATGTGTACTTCCTTCAAGAAAGAGTTATTAGAAGGCGTACACAATTTTAAAAACTCAGGTGGAGACACTTTTAAACTAGCACTATACGCAGAAGGTGGTGGTGGTAAATCATCAACAACTGCAACATTAGGAGCATCAACAACTGCATTCACTACAACTGGTGAGGTTGCAAATAGTGGTTCATATTCTTCTGGTGGTGGTACTTTAACAAGAGTAGATCCAACTACATCTAGCACAACTGCATTTACAGATTTTGCTGATTTAAGTTTCACAACTGCTACAATTACCGCAATGGGAGCATTGATTTACAATAGCTCTGATAGTAACAAAGCAGTTGCTGTTTTAGATTTTACATCTAATAAATCATCTACTGCTGGAACTTTTACAATACAATTTCCTACTGCTGACGCTTCAAACGCTATCATTCGTATAGCATAGGAGTTTTAAATGTCTAGCCTCGGATATGGGCAAGGCACTTGGGGTAACAACCCTTGGGGTGGCTTCATTAGTGTTGATGTTAGCGTCACTGGTTTTGGACTAACCTCCTCGTTAGGAACTATTCCTGCGGTTCATTCTGACGCACCTTTACCTATTATTTTAGGTTGGGGTGAAGGTGGTTGGAATCAAAACGCTTGGGGTGGTCGTGTTAGTACAGCCTTTGGTGTAAACGATGATGGTTTTAGTGTAACTGGAAGCGTTGGAAGCGTAACTGTTACTGGAACTGGTGCAGTATCCTTAACTGGTGTATCTGCCACAGGCACTCTTGACTTTGACTCTACCACTGACATTAACATTCCTATATCTTTTGCAGTTACTGGTCTTGGTGCTACTTCTGCACTTGGTAACGAAACTGCTTTTACAAATGTTAGTTTTGCAGTTACTGGTCTTGCTGGAACAACTGCACTTGGTGATGAAGTTGCTGCACCACAAACTATAGTTAGTCCTTCTGGTTCTGCTGGAACTGGAGCAGTGGGCAATGTTACATCTGTCGGAGCAAGTA